TCAACATAAGGATCAAGGAGATTCATCCGAATCTCCAACAGATCTAACTCATAACCAAAAAGAAATACATCAAATACTTTCATCAGTTCGTTCTTCAATCTGTGTACAAATCCATTCGTATGTCTTACGGATACCCTCTTCCAGAGTCTGAGAGTAATCCCAACCAAGTTTCTCACGGATGAGATCGTTGTTTGAATTACGACCACGAACACCCGTAGGAGCATCAAGTTTATAGATCTTTCTGACTACCTTGTCAGATACTTTAGCAGCAGTTTCTACCAACTCATTAATCGTAACCATTTCCTCAGAACCAATATTCACAGGACCCATGAAGTCACTGTCCATCAGTCGTCGAGTTGCTTCAATGCATTCATCAATGTACAGGAAGGAGCGAGTCTGTAAGCCATCTCCCCACACCTCGATTCCTCCACCGACGTTCGGGAGGTAAGCGACTTTACGGCAGATTGCAGCTGGTGCCTTCTCTCTTCCACCGTCCCAGGTACCTTCGGGACCAAAGATATTGTGATACCTAGCAACACGAACAGGAATCCCATGATTACGGTTGAAAGCAAAGTAGAGCCTTTCGGAGAAGAGTTTTTCCCATCCGTACTCGGAGTCTGGGTCTGCTGGGTATGCTGATTCTTCACGACAATCTGGGTTATCAGGATCAAGTTGGTTGTGCTCTGGATACATGCAAGCAGATCCAGAATAGAAGATCTTTGTTGGTTGATCTAAACCAGGACGATTACACTCAGTCCACTCTCTACTTACACCATCAAAGGTTTCGTTGAGTTTACGAACTTCCTCAAGAACATTCAGGTTGATAGTAACTGAGTTGTGCATGATGTCTGCATCATTCTCACCAGTGAAGACGAAACCTGCACCACCCATATCAGCAGCAAACTGATAGATCTCATCGAAGGGACGAACACAACGATAAGGAATGTGATTATAGAAGTTACCTTGTTCACCCTTGAACTGGATGACCCTTGCAACAAATTGTGGATCACGCAGGTCACCCTGAATGAACTCGTTTGCTTCAGTCTCAGAATACTCGGGTCGTTTCAGATCAACACCACGAACCCAATACCCTTCTGACCGCAGTCGTTTCACCATGTGACTACCAATGAATCCACCTGCACCGAGAACCAGCGCAGTTTTCTTATACTCAGTCATAACATCCATAAATTACTTACTATGTATCCTTAAAAAATTAGTAGACTTCACACATCATATCAAGTCCTGTGTCAATGTCAAGTTTAGGAACGAACCCAGTCGCATTGAGTTTGTCCACATTCATTGTGAAGTTCTTTATTTGTAGATAGTCCTGATCATCAGGGAAAGGAACGTCAAGAATCTCACTTGTACTACCTACTTTCTCCTTACAATACTCAATGATCTCTCTAAAGGAACGTGATATACCTGTTCCAATATTATAGATCTCGTTTTTATTTCCGTTGGCCATAAGTTCATCCATGGCTCTACACACATCATCAACATACATGTAGTCCTTCTGATAATCACCACCACCGTACATGTGAATGGGATCATTCTTCTTCAGACATCGAATCAGATATCCAAGAACATTTTTACCTTGAGTGACTGTAGGATCAATACCAAATACGTTTCCAATCCTGAAGATACGATAGTCAATACCAAAGGTTTTACAGTATGAAATTACCAATGACTCTGCACATCTCTTAGTGATCGAATAGAAACCTGTTGGATTACAGGGATCGTCTTCTTTGGCATCGATAATGTCATTATCGTAAACAAAACCAGAACTGACAAAGTTGAATACGGTGTCAGTTCTTTTACAGTGTGACAACACCTCAGTCAGAATCTTCAGATTAGTATCAATATCGATCTGTAGATCCTTGAAGACATTTTGATTCGTTGTTGTACTGATAAAATACAGGATGTCAGAGGACTCAGGATGTCTCTGACCACGAGGAATAGGGATATTGTCAGGATACATTCGACAGTAATTACTACCGACATATCCTGTAGCACCAAATACTGATAGATTATTCATACTTATCACACTCCTCTAAAGTCTTACCTCTCTTATCTTGTCCCGACAGAATCGGTGTCGATGTTTCCCATTCAATATCAAGTTCAGGATCATTCCACAGAAGGACACGATTATGTTCTTTGTAATAATACTCAGTTGTCTTATAACAGACATGTGCTCTATCACTCTTGACGTAGAACCCATGAGCAAATCCTTCTGGTACCCACAACATCAACTCAGGTCGATGAAGATCAACTTTGAAATGTTCTCCAAAAGTATTCGATGACAATCTCAGGTCAACAATAACATCATGAATCCAACCTTTCATACATCTGACCAACTTACCTTGTGGTTTATTGACCTGATAGTGAAGACCACGGAGTACATTCACCGTAGATGATGAGTGATTGTCCTGAACAAATTCAACATCAAGTCCAATCTCAGCAAAGTCTCTCTTATTATACGACTCAAGAAAATATCCACGATCATCATAGTGTCGTGGTTGTTCGATGATATACGCACCATCGAGAGGAGTATTAATGATTTTCATAATGGAGAATTGTTTTGAGAAGTCCAGTTGCAATGTCAGTCTTTGGTGACCAATCAATTTCAGTCATTATTTTTTTGTTTGATGTTGAATACCTCAGATCATGTCCTGGTCTATCATTGACATATTCGATGGGATGTTCGGTCTTATTCATCAGATGGAGAATGTAATTGACGAGATCGATATTTCTCATCTCACACTCACCACCAATGTTGTACCTATCACCCACTGTACCACGATTCCATAGTTCAATCAAGGCATCACAATGATCCTCAACATAGATCCAATCTCGGATCTGTTGACCATCACCATATACAGGAATGGGTTTACCGTTATGAACATTATTGATGATTTTGGGGATCATCTTCTCACCATGTTGTCTAGGTCCATAATTATTGGAACAATTTGTAATCACGGTAGGAAGACCATATGTCTTGTTATATGCATTGACAAAATGATCACTTGCAGCCTTTGATGCAGAGTAAGGATTTCTTGGTTTATATCTTGACTCCTCATTGAATGAACCTTCCGAGATAGAACCAAATACCTCATCAGTAGAGATGTGCATAAACCTTTCTACTTCATTCTCTAATGCACATTGAAGTAGATTGACTGTACCAATCACATTGGCTTGAATGAAAGGTTTACAATCCTTGATCGAATTATCTACATGACTCTCTGCAGCCAAGTGAAAGATATCTGTGATTGTCTCCTGTTCGAAAAGATATCTAACTGCATCTTCATCTGCAAGATCAACTTTGTATAGTTCTACATCCTCTGGAACATTATCTTTCTTTGATGCATATGAAAACTTGTCAACACAAACAAGTCTTTCATTGAAGGGTGCTAGTTGTCGGAGAAGACTACTACCGATAAAACCTGCACCACCAGTTACTAAAATAGTCATTTTTGTTCGTACTTATCAAGGATCGTAGGAGAATATTGTTCAGGTACATCTTCCTGAAATTTCTCTATTCTCTTCTTTGTTTCAAGTTCAAACACTCTATTTCTTAATTCGGTTGA